TTAGACTTATTTAAGAAAGATTGGAGCATGGATTTAATATCACCAATATCATCTGATAAATTGTCCACCTTTTTTTCTAGATTATTAATTCTTTCCTCTTTAGAAAGCATTTTAGATCTAGTTTTACTATACAAATCAAAATCAGATTTACTTTTATTTACAATAGCGTTGGTCACACTATCTCTATACAATCCAGGATGATTTTCTACAGGTACTAAAGACATAATTAAGCAAGTGCAGTAACACGAAGATTTCTAAGTTGAGGAACAACAGCAGCATTTGTTGATGTTCCTAGTATCTTAACTCTAAACATATTGAATGGAGATAAATCTTCAGTTGAATAATTATATTCTTTGAATAGATCTACAGTTGGTGCTTGAACATATTGATCTACTTTTGGAACATTTAAATTAGATAATCCATCACTATTAGTTTGAGTAATAATGTCACCATTAATATTAATATTTTTAAATCCAGGAAATGGAGTAAAGATAACATTACCTATTTTCTTATCCTGATTAATAGCATAGAAAACTCTAAGATCACATATATCAGGGACATATCCATCTATAATAACCTCTAACGAAGTAGCTGGATTTTCTAAAACTATATTTTTAGTTACATAGAAAAATCTATTAGGATCTTCTCTAACTGTATTAACTCTGAAATCATCTTGATAACTGGCAACAGGAGAATTAATTCTATTATTAACAAAACTAATAGCAGCATGATCTAAGTTAATCATTGGACTTAATCTTCTATCACTTGATGACAAATTCATTAACATTGATAATGACTTATTACCTGGTAAATCAGTTAGGAATGAATCTTCATTTACTTGAGATGCTACTTGTCTTACTGATGGGAAGTAAGTTGGTTCAAACATACTAACAGGAGTAAATCCTTGATCTTGGAATGCTGGTTCAATACCATTAACTGTGGTTCCAGTTATAGTTCTAGCTTTTGCATTTATATTAGTTCCTGTTGGATTTAATAACTCAAACTTAGGTATCATTAATGAGAAAGGAATATTATATGTAGATCTGGCATCAGGACCACCACCTACTCCTATAGATTTAATCTTAAGTGGTAACTTAGTAGAAGCATCAGTTGGATCCCATTGTGCAGAACTTCTATTAACACCATCTGATGCAGTATCAATTTTAATGTGATAGAAATCTAATCCTATAGGATCAGTTTGAATAGTAACATCTGCTAGATCATGAGTTTTATTGATTCTTCTTAATGATATTCCACCAAATTCATATTTGTATGCTATATCACCATTATCATGCTCAGACTGTTCACTTCCATCTATACCTCTACTAATACCTGTTAAGGTATTTCCACTAACACCAGTGTATCCAATTATTTCATCATCAACAAGAATATAACCAGTTTGACCAGCTCCAACTGTTAATCCTTCAAATGTAGTATATGCAGATCCAACTTTTACATTCAAATTAGATGTAGTAGTTCTGTTATAATTTTCAGTTATTACAGAGGGAACTAAATCACTTTCAACACCAGAAACTGTTACTTTATTAATATTATTATACATTCCATGATTCTTCATTCTAATTTTTAAATGAAGTCCATCATCACCATCTGCAACAGTCACTGATGTTGGTGAAACATCTTGTGAACCATTTGAAACATTACCAGCACTAGCACCAAATGTTCTATAATTTATAGATGTGCTTATTCCTAAAGTGCTATCAACATACTTTAATGGAAAAGCACTTGCACTAGTGTCAAAATCACCTTGTACATCTGTTAATATTAATTCATTAAATTCACCTACATTAATAGCACCCACAGTAAATTTCAATCCACTTCCAGTTTCCTCCTCTCCAAATACTGCTGTCAAAACATCACCAATAGCATAACCTGATCCACCAGTGGTAATTGTAACTTGTTGAGCAACACCATTATTGACAAGAACATTACCTCTTGCATTTTGTCCTAATCCAGTTAGGGTGGTGAATGGAATATTGACAAATGTTTCTGCAGCTGCACTTCCACCAGGAATTGAATTTCCTAAAGGAGTATATCCAACACCAACATTTGTTAAAGTCAAAGTAGTGCTTGCAGCTCCAGCAGCAGTTGCTCTAGCTGTTCCAACTGCAGTAAGTGATCCAGCAAATCCAACTAAACTTCCATGTGGAACTGTTTCAAGAGTAGATGGTGAAGGTGTATTAGTATTTGCTTGGAATATAGTATTACCAACTTTTAATAATCCAAATCCTGTAGTGCTGATACCAGAGTTAACAAATGTTTCACCTAAACCAACTCTTACTTTATTAGGTTTAAATGATATTCCTTTATCAGGTAAATCTTCTAATTTTTGAGGTAATTCTGGGTTGTAGAAAGTTATTGAACCTGAACCTCTAAAGTCTGCTCTATACAAGTCATATTTTAAATCTTCATATTGACTTGGCGTCCACACAGAAGAGTTCTGTGATTTGAATAAAGATCCTAAAGTAGGTTGTTTGGTAACTAATACTTGACCAGCTTCACGATTTGCAGTTCTAACATCAGCTTCACCTAATCTTGCTATCCACACTTTATAGTTTGTGATTTTAGATTTTAATACTAATGCATATTCAGTTTGTGGTTCTAAGTAAACTGGTGATTTAAATTGGAATGTGGTTGGAACACTACCATCTTGTGAAAGAAATACCTCATCTGGATTTTTATATACTTCAGAGTAAGGAAGAATAGTTGTAGTAGGAGTTCCTAATTCAGTAGTTCTAATTTCAAATTTAACAGGAAGTTCATCATCTTTTGCTTGGAAATATATGTCACATTTAGTTACAAATACACCTGTATCATCAGTAACAGAAAATGTTTGTGCTATTGGGTCATCATCATCATTTTCCCAAGGTTGTTGAATAACTCTAGTTACTTCTGTTACATTAGTTACATTAGTCACTTCTGTAACTTCTGTGACCTCTGTTACATTAGTTACATTGGTTACATTAGTTACTTCTGTGACCTCTGTTACATTAGTAATGAATTCATTAGTAACATTTGTAATTTCATTTGTAATATTGGTTATTTCTGTAACATCTTGAGTTACATTGGTTATGACATCAAAACCACTAACTGTTTGAATTGTATTTGATTGTGATGTACCACCAATGGTCTGAGAATCATTAAAATTAGATGTTAATACTTTAGCATTTCTCATTGAGAGAGTTGACTCTTGAGTTGCATCTACACTACCTTGTGAATAGAATGCTTCTTCAGCAGCAGTATCAAAAGTTCCTTTGACTTTACTATTTGTTCTACTTCCAGTTAATCTAAATGTAGAGGTACCAGTTTCAAAGATTGGATTTCTAGATGAGCGTGAATCAGGTACATGGAAAGTTCCAATTAATGTTCCATTTACATCTGAAATTAATCTAACATCTTTAACTCTTGCTCTTGCTCCAGATGATCTACCACGAAGTATCATCCCTTTTGATATGTAACCCTCAAATCTAGGTGTATCATCAGATGCTAAACTAGCTGTATCTACATTTAATATTGAAGATGATGAACTATAATTTGCTGGTATTGATTTTCTATCATATGGGTCTCTAGTATAACTATCAGTTCTCCTTCTATGAGGACCATACTTATGTCTTGGTTGAGCTACTCTGAAATCAATTTCTGCACGTGCATTTCTATTTCTTCTTCTAACCCTTCTAGGTAATCTACCTCTTACAAGTTCACCAGTTCTAAATGTTCCCCTAATCATTTCAATCTCAATTAATTTAGGAACACAGAATCTAGTAACATCCACACCATCAAAGAATGCATACACTCTACTGTATGGTTTCATAGACTTAGCAGTAAATTCAATATCTCTAGATCTCATGAAGTGAACTATGTCTCTTCTAACAACTCTACTTCCTAAAGATGCTGTATCTATTTGTTCAATAACAGTTTTTTGAGATCCTGATCTTTGTTGTTGTAAACTTACACCACCAGTTGCTGTAATATTATTAACTATTGAATCACTAGGATCAAGTATCTGTTCATTACCAACATTAATACCATCTAATAATCCCTGTACTGCAGCATTATTAGAATTACCAGAAGAATTTTGAAGAGTTTGTTGACTATTAGATAGACCTAAATTCATACTAACACCAACTGTCTCCCATGAATTCCATTCTAAAGGAGCATTACCCATTCTAGTTCCATCAGCAGAGGTTGTTATTTCTGCACCTAAAGCTTCAGCAACTCCTTCAAATGAACCCTCCATCATGATATCATTTGGTCTCATTTTAGTTACATCAATCCAAATGTCAGTGTCTGGTTCTAATTCAATTGATCCTCTATAGAACATAACAAGGAATGGAGTTACATTCTCTACTCTAGTAGCATAAGGTTGGAATTTATATTGAACTTCATTATAATCCAGTGTAATTAGATTTCCTGTTCTTTTAACATTCTGACCCATTATGCTTGCAAATCTACTATCAGTAGAAAGTTCATTACCTATTCCTTGAATAGCATTTGAACCAACTTGCATATTAATTGCAGTATTATAATGTGATGGTCTTAAAATACCTTGTTTTTTATCAACACTATTTCTAACACCAACATTAGTATCTTGTGGTTTTAAATCTGTAAAGTTATCTACAAAAATTCCAGACTTAAATCTATTGAGTCCATTTCCATCAGGTATGAATTTATTTAAAATATCAGACTCAACTGTGTTTAGAGATGTATAATATTCTAAGTTTTTAATCCTTTGCTCAAGTTTAGAGATATCAGACATTTGATATCTCTTATATTGAACAAATTTTACTTTAGCATCTGATGTTTTATAAAGAAAAGCAGGTAAGAAAACATTAGCAATGTTCATTGACCCATTTATTTCAGGAGGAAGTTGTGGATCATCTGAAGGTGTTCCATATACTACTTGTAAAGTTCCAAGTTTATCAATGTATAATCTATCTGCTCTTGGAAGATAGTAATTAAATCCAACAGACATTGATTCATCTGATGCTAAGATATTTTTAGAACTATGTCTTGCTCCACTATTAGCACTATCATCAAAATTTCTTCCCAAAAATTCAAAAGGTGATCTAGCTCCTTCAGCAACAGTATATGTACCAACCACAGGTCTAGCATCAATTATATCTGATAATCTATCTCCATTTATTCTTGTTATTTCTTTTCCATAATCAAATGCACCATATGAGTTAACAGTTGTTATATCACCTGTGTCACTACTATCATATGTTCCTCTAGCATAATAAATTTTTAATCTTCTAGATGGTGCTCCAACATCTGATTTTCTAGCAATGTTAGATATTCCATAAAATGAACCTTCTTGTCCTGTTTGGAAAGTAAAATTTTGAGTGATATTAGATGAACCTGAAGTTACAAGAGTAACAATAGCAGTTACTTTTGAATCTTTAAATTTAATTATTTCACCAGGATCAAAAACTGCATCATTTAGGTAAATAAAAGCAATTCCTATATCACTATTTCTTGTCACATATAATGCAACTGCACCACTATCCTCTCCTACAAATCTCTCTCCTATTATCAAATCATTTGTATTTGAATTAGGACCATCCATTGATCCCATATTTAAAGTGGGTGCAGTGGCATCATTTAAATCATCAGATTCAAAAACACCAAATATTTTTACAACATCAGGAACATTTAATGATATAATATCATCTTGAACTCTAGTACCAAAAGCAAAATTACCAAAAGTCAATCCATCATTTAAAGTATCACCACCAATTCCTGAAGAGGAGTCAGCAGATCTTACAATATCAACATTTTCTGATACTTTTTTAATTTTTGTTTTTGATATTGGATTACTTCTTCTTAAAGTAGTAATTAATTTAGCATTTCCACTAGCAACATTTAATCCTCTAAATTGAAGACTTTTACTACCATTTGTTAACTTAAATTTAGATCCAGTAATTGGTATGGTAGAACCATCAGTGCTTATTAATGTATATCTTTCTTCATCAAAAGGTAAAAATACTTCTCTATCATCAGCAGTAACAATACTGGTTCTTCTATTTGATATAGTTACATCAAATTGTTTTCTAATAACAAGATTAGAATTAATTAAATCAACAAATTGTATATTTCTTTTAGGAAAAACACTATATAAACTTTCATTATCAGTTTTATTACCAGATCCAGTAGTATCTTGTATTCTACTACCAACTAATTGTAAACCAGATACTTCTTCTTGTGTTTGAGGAACTCCACCATCAACCACACCAGCAACACTAGTCACACCAATTACATTTACAGATGTATCAAAGACACCTATAACTTTATTAAGAGTTGGTAATGTTTTACCTGGTCTTTTATATCTAATTAAATCTCCTGTAGTAACAATTCCTGCAAATGTATCACCAGCACTAGTTATTTGAGAAATACCAGATGTTTTACCTACACCTGCACTCGCAGCTGCTGCACCCACAGTACCATTTCCAAAACTTATAACTTGTTTAGGAATTAAATCTCCAGTAAATGTAGCAACACCAACACTACCATATAATGATCCTACATCAGATATTTCATAATTATGAATATCAACTGTAAATCTATCATTATCATTAACACCATTAAATGATAATCTTTCACCTGGGAAAAATGTTCCTTGAACATCATAAGCAGTAAATCCTGTCCCAACACAAGAATACCTTAAAAATCCAGTAGCACCACTAGATTGACCTTTTATATGAGTTGGTATTGATAATGTTACTGGAGTGTTGACTTTAAATGTAGTATACATTTGTAAGTCCCATAATGAAATATCCCATTCATTTGTGGAAGGGACTGCAGTATTATAAGATCCAGATTCTAAAGCAAAATCATATAGTCTAGCAATACCTATCTCTGATCCAGCAGCACCAACATGACCAGCATCATTTTGCCCACCAACAGCTATATGAGGGAAGGTAGATGAATTATTTGGTCTTGATTCAGATCCAACCCTTTCACTTCTTAAACTTATAGTGTTACTATTATCAAATCCTAATGTTGGAGATCCTGAGACATTATTCAATCTGAAAGAAGGACCAAATCCAAAATTAGTAGATTGATTTTTTAATGAATTTGTTTGTCTAGGTTTTACTACATCAAAGTTACTTGCGCGTAGTAATTCAACATAATATCCTCTTACATATGCTTTACCAGGTGAAACTTTGTAAACCATCAAACTATCTGATGGTTCATTTCCTTGCTCTGTTATTTGACCTTCATCATATAATCCTCTATTTCCTACACCATCATTTAAACATTCTCTACATGATGTGGTAAAATCTTTACAGTAATAATTACCAGATTCATCATAAGTTCTTCTTGCTAATTCATCATTTAAATGATTATACTCTGTTATAATAGTATCTTTTTCAAGAGCACCATTTATAACTTCAGTTAATTGAACAAAATTTTCATCATTAAGTTCATCAAGATCTTTTCTTGCTAAAGTTGCTGTAATTCTTAATCTATCAGCACCAGGTGCAGTAAAATTATTAAAACCTTGAGCATTATCTGATAAAGATGGATCAATATCTGCTGATATGATGTCTTCAGTTACTTTAAATCCAACTCTATGACTTGAAGTATTACTGTATTGATCTAATATTAATACCTGATCTTTTACATCTACAAAATATCCTCTTAAAAAATAAACTCCTGCTGACATTTGAAATGCCATTCCTATAACAGCAGCATTTGATGCTATGGTGCTTGCAAATCCCTCTCCAGCAGCTATGAAAGTAGTAGAAAAACTAATATCTTCAATTGTTTCTAAAACTTCATTATCTAAAAATGTGTTTATATCATTATTGATTCCACTACCTCTATATGCCACATATAATGTACAAGTGCCTCTATCTGATTCTTCATCTGTAATGTAAGTTATTACTTGAGCAGTAACTTGAGATGAAGCTCCTCTAATTTGTTTTCCAACTAATTGATCCAAGTATAAAGTAACAGGAACTCCTAAAAATTCAGTATCTACTTGTATACCAAAAAATTGATCTTTAAAAGATGAACCACCTGGTATAACTTTAGCACCTTCTTTAAACACATGATTTCCCATGTCTTCAATCTGATTCTGAAGAATAGATTGCATGGTTGTGAGCTCTCTAGCCTGAACAGGTAATCCAGGTTTATATAATACTTTATAATAATTACTAGACGGCTCAAAATCATCAAAATAAGGAGCTACATTTAGATTAGTTTCCTGAGGCATGATTTCTTAGAATTGCAAGATTATTTTTAGGTCTTCCTTTTGGGATTTGGATCTGGTAATAGAAGGTCTATTATCTACATATACTACTTCACCAGAATATTTTTTAATTTCTGGTTGTGCTATACCACTGACAAAATTTTGACCCAAGAAATATGTCTTATTATTTATCACTGTTGAGACACCTTGGAATCCAGTGTCAATTCCAACAGCTAGACTACCACCATTAATAGTATAACTACCACCTGTAGCAGTACCAGGTGCTTCAATCAGATGAGAGAATCTATTCATTCTAAAACCAAACTTTGGATTAGGTTCTGCAACACCTGTGGATGTAAATCCAGCAGTTGTTCTATCTTGCCAATATTTTAATACACCAGTGACTTGATCATATGATATCACTCTACCAACAGCAGTAGATCCAATTCCAACTGTTTGAGTAATAAAATCATCAGGATTAAAAACTGCTGAACTATAACCAGCACCAGTTAATCTTAAAGCGTATACTGCGCTTGCTTTTTCTGCAATTAATAATTGATCAGATCCTTCTGCTTCAGGATTTTTTAAAATACCAACTCTAGAAAATTGGTTTCCTGTTATAAAATCAGGGTTTTCTGAATCATTTTCAAATCTAGCATATGCCAAAGCATTTAATGCACCTAATTCTAAGTAAACATCTTTTCCATGTCCACCTGGTGGAGGAATAATCACATTAAATGTAGGTGTTGTGCTTCCTAAAGGAACTCCACCTGCTGCTAAGTCAACACTACCAAAAGTATATCCAGATCCACCATCTGAAACTGTTACTGTTTCAACCTTAGAATCATTATTAACCACAATGGTTGCTTTACCACCTTGACCATCTCCCATAATAGGAACATTAGTATATGTTATATTAGCAGTTCCAAGACCAACCCCTCTATTTGTGATGGTGCAAATTTTAAGTTGACCACTAGCATCTGCATTTTCTCTCATAGGAGAATATGTAGCATTAGTATACCAATCATCAGGAACAGGAATATAATCAGTTGAATCAAATTTTATTGCTTCACTTGGTCTAACTGTATAAAGATATTTCCAAATATATCCATCACCACTACTACCAGCTGCTCTTGGTTCTAAATCTGTAAATGTTGGTTCATCTAATGAAGGACCACCTTGATTATTATTTTCAGGATTAGCATTATTAAATAAACAAACATAAACTCTATAATCTGCATTGATTATATAATAGTTTGCAGAGTAAATATCAAATGCACCAGATGGTTGAGATGGATTATCTCTTGTGATGTCATTTCTCCACATATCATATGTTACACCAGATTGCCATCTTAACTTTCTAACAACTTGACTTATATCAGCAGAGTTGATCCTCTTCACTGCTAACATAGTATCATAGTAATCATCAGACTGACTGAAAGCATCCTTTGGTGCAGGAGGATCTGAGTCCCAAGTAGATGAATAATTCAAAGCATTAGGCAAACCAATAAAAGCATAATATGAATTTGCACTAGATTGCACACCAGCAACAAAGTTACTTGCATTCACTATTCTCAGTTGATCAGTTATTATCGCTGCCATTTTTTAAAGTTTTCTTTTTATTTATAGGGTTTAGATTGAAGGATATACAATAATAGTTCCATTCATAGCTGAATGGTTCTGACAAACATAATACAATGTATTTGGTGCAGCAAATGGAACTGCAAATTTAATCCTCCCAACTGCTGCTCCAGCATTTGTAACTCCTGTGGTATAAAGGTTACTTGCATTATATGCACCAGAACTTGTCTGTATATGGAATGGATGACCACTTGCATTTAAATCAAATTCATAAGACTGTCCTCTTGCAAGATAGATTGTTGGATCATTTGCTGAACTCAATCCACCAGGTCCTGTGAATTGGTAATGATTAGAACTATCATTAACAACTGCCCATCTAGATGTTACTGCATCTGATAGATCACCAACAAATGATTTAGCAGTTACAATACCAGTTACATGACCAGCATCAATATTGTTCTGATCAATAGTGACACCAGAACCAACTATTACCTTA